ATCTGTTTTGGGCAGAAGATCTTCCTGTTTCATCTGACGGTAGCCAGGAGGCCTATGTTTGGCGACCGGTGGCTGAACGGGCCTATGCTGGCCATGCATTCCCCGGAGGATCCTACCAGGATAGCTTATCCGTGGTCTGACACGTAGTTCGTCCACGGTTTTTTCGGGGGGACGATAGATACTGTCCATGGGGGCTACGCGTATACCCTCCAGGATTTTCTCATGCTGATGATAACGTGAAGGTTGACACCTATCGTACCAACTGGCCACATAGTCCGGTGGTTCTGGATCATAAAGGTTGGCCAGTGGACTAAAAAGGGGCGGTCTTTCACGTTGGTGTCTCCAATGATTGTCCAGGAACATTTGGGCTTTTAGGCGGGACATCCGGGAGTCATTGCTTCCATAGCCATGTCGTGTACTATAATAGGGTCGGCCTAAAATTTTTTGGACCGATTGTGTATTATCCGTCAAATGTTCGGAAATATCTAAAAGTTGGGAAATATTCATTTTATTATATAGGGTAATATAATAAAATGGGTGAATTTTCTCGATCTCTCTATGATCCGGAAATTTCCAAACAAAAAGTTTCCCAGAGTACACGTCCTTTAGACTATCGGTTGGAGTCTTATTATGCGGAGCATCCTGCCACCTGTTTTCCCCAAAATAGTAATGCCAGGGGAGAATGTATTCCGGGTCGGATCAATCCGACAGAACCAATGGGGACAACTAATGTTGATCTGGAATCCCATCTCAAGGGTCTGCGCAAGGGTTCCTGGACAGAGCCTCGGATTATAAGTAATCTTCCAAACTGTTCCCAGAATATTACCACCGAATATACCAGAATGTCCGAACCAGCCTATGAACTTCATGGACGTGAAAACCTACGTCTAGACTATCCGCTCTATGATCCCCAATTCCATGTTTTTGAAAATTTTGCCATCAATACCCGTCTACATACCCGTGATAACCATCGTGCGGTTTGGCAGGAGATCCTGGACGAAGATCTCAAGAATTCCTAAAAATTGATTTTTTAAATCTTTTTGATCTTTCTTTGTTTAAAGATATATTCCTATCAAAAGGAAATATGGATAGAGAAAAAGTAAATCTCGAAAAGCTTGAAAAGATAAAATTATCCCAGTTAAAAATTGAGCTTAATGATGCTCAGGAAAATATCGATATGCTCACGAACAGGACACAAGAGACTTTGCGCAGGCTCTATCATTTTGATGATCTGGTGTTGCACTTGGACGAAAAAAATGGTCCACATCTGCTCGTACGTAAAGGTCGGTCCGATAATAGTAATGAAGTAGTATCCATTCGCCATCTGCAATCTCTGGACAGCGAACGCTTGAAAGTACTGCAAGATTATATTTATACGTTCATTAGTACAATAGTAGGAAATTTTTCGGGTCCTATCATAGTCCAAAATCTGGGTATATTGGAATTAATATTGCGTAACGATGCGCTCATCCAATATAAGTCTGGGTCGGGTAAAACATTAGCCTATATAGTGGGTACCCTTTGGAACTTAGATCCCCAGGAGAATGTTCCACAAATCCTTTACATAACGAATACGCATGATACGGCCCGTCAGATATTTGATAACTATTTAGACCGTTACCTACCCAAGGACAAAAGGATTAAATATGAGCTCTGCATAGGTGAAAAAAAAATACCCGGTGGGTTCCGTAAGCCTAAACATAAGATCAAAATGATAGACACCAGGGCGCATATTTATGTATGTACCGTGGGCAAACTCTACAATTTGGCCGTTCAACAGAGAAAGATTGATCTGGGCAATATTAGGACGATTTGTATTGATGAATTTGACGCCATCATTACTAATAATTATGGGCATAGGAGGAACAATTACGAAGAATCAAATTCTGGCGATACAAGCCAACAGATCCAGGATATTTTAAATTTGGTCCCCAAAGATGCACAACGGATATTCATTTCGGCAACCCTCGAGAATTATGTGGAAACACTTTCCAAAGTCGTAGGAGATTATTTTCGTCCGACCAATAATGATCCTTTTATTATGCTTCTCCCCCATAATGATACTATGCTGCCCAATATATCGCAATATTATATGATAGTTCCCAATGAGGATACGAAATACAAGTACCTAATGACCATACTTAAAAAGTGTACTATTTCACAGGCTATTATTTTCGTTAATATGATCAAAAAGGTTCATGAAGTTGCCTCATATATTAAAGAAATTGTCACCCCCGTTCTAGAGATCCATGGAGAGTTGGAGGAGAGTAAACGTAAGGAAATTTTCCAAAAGTATAAAGAGGGTACGGCCCGATATTTAGTGTCGACAGATATATTTTCGCGGGGCGTTGATAGTCCATCGACCAATATAGTTATTAATTTTGATATGCCCGAAAAAATAGAAACCTATATACATCGTATCGGTAGATCTGGACGTAATACTACGGTTGGGAAAGTAATTAGTTTCGTAATTAAAAACAATAAATTCGATGAAATGCAAAAAATTAAGGAGATTAATAGATGTTCCCGATATTCTTGCGAGGAAATTACAGTAGACTCTTTATCTAAAATAAACAATAATGAATTTTAATTCGTTAAATAATTTTTAAAACTGAAAACTATACTTTGGAGACTAGTCAATAGTATCGAAAGTATAGGTAAATAAAATATTAGCTCATATAATAAATGAGCGGAGCATTTACTAGAAAAATGTATGATTCTTGTGCCATCCAACAGGATGTAAGGCAGAGTACCAATCCTATGGAACATGTGATGGATGTCCATCGTTATATTAATTGTAGTGGTACCTGCAAACCGAGTGTCTGTTATCCCCAAAAGATACCTTTGGTTGATATAGAATCACAACTAATGGGATTAGGACAATCTGCCAGCAATTGTTATATTAACAAACCTCCCTACCGTAAAATAGCCGAACCATATTTTAGTCCACCTTATGTTTGTGAATGGGGTCATCAGGGTGAGGACACCGTGATCACCACCAATATGAAAATGCCCCAAAATTCCGGGGTAAAACCGCTCAAATAGATAGTGCATGCTCTAGACAATAATCACGTACATATTTTTCATATTTTTTTTGATCCTGATTATACATTGCTGCTAGGTCAGAATTTAATGGATCTTTGAAGTTTGGTTCTTTGAGGAGGCAATGTATCGAAAGGAGTACCGATAATATGCCCATACTAGGGTTCCAATCATTTTTGAGTATATTGAGACAAATGTCACCATCTTTAATATTAATATGTTTGATCGGGGTAATAAATTTAACGGCCACCGGTATGTTCGGATAATACTTCGGAATCCTGATGTCCACCAAAAAACGATATCCTTCGTAAATACTCTCCTTAGGTCCATTGATAGTGGCCTGCCAATGGTAGAGATCATCATCTACTATGGTAACTGTAAAATATTCATGGTATTCATTTGCATTCTTTTTAATTTGTTTATATTCATTATGGATTCTTTTTACATTAATGATATTTTCCATTATAATAATACTATGATATTTTAGGATCTAATTTCTTGTATTTTCAAAATTTTCCTATCAAATATTACTATAAAATATGGTATCTTTTATAGTAATATTTTACAGTAATTAAACATTAAATTTAGGTTGAAAACTAATGTAAAAGACGCGTCCCTGATGGTTTACCAACCGGAGCCTTAAAAGTTCAAGGCGCATGTTAGGATAATAGGCAAAATTCCCATTTTCTACCAATGCATAATTACCAATTTTCCAGGATGCCTCCCTATTAGCAGGGAAAATTTCACAAAAATAACATAGATTATCTTCAGATGTTTCAACAATTAGACGGAACCCACAGGATAAAAAATATAATGCTAATTTTTGTACCACCGGATGGTCATCACTTTCCAGCTGGAAGATATCTAGTTCACCATAAAGTATTTCAATACCATATATTAAAATCTCTATGAGCATACAAAAAAGATCGTCCACATCCATGTCCTCGTCCAAAATAAGATAACTATATTGGCTGTCCAATTGTTCTATCGGCCGCCCAAATAATATTTGGGCAAATTTTTGGGCACAATTATCCTCTTTGGATAGATCTACAATTTTTTGACAGTCCATTAATTAATTATCATTAATTAATGATAGACGATCCTAACGGATAATTATGGTCCATAATATAAAATTTATAGATATGTATTGTTTATACTATGAAACGTATGAACAAAATTATCAATGCTCTAGAACGTGTGGATCCATCTACCTCCCAGAATATTATGGAGCTTGTAGAAAATATGGATATATCAGAAATAATATTTACCTTCAACCAAACTACCGGTGATCTCTTTGATCTGCTCATTAAATATAACAATAAGTATAATATTATCAATCTGGAGGGCTATTATACATTATTTAAAAATGCCCTTAAAATCAACAATCGTCTACCCATCGATCAGTTTACCATGATTATCCTAGAATATGCCCCCGAAATTTATGCCAACGATTATGATCGATTTTTAAACATGAATATACCCGATACGAAAGTTAGTGTGGGAAACCAGTTTGGCATTATTAGGACCGACATTTTTAAATCTTTTTGGCGCCAGCTTAACGACACAGAAAAATCAAAAATAAAAGAAAAACTGATTATTCTGACTACTATGGCACATGTTTATTTTTATAAAACAGCACTCCAATATAAAATGTAATTTTTACATTAGATTTAGAATCATGAATGCCATTAATAGTGAAACTTTTTTAAAATATTTAACATATTATTTGAAATTGGTCGTTTATGCTAATAAAGGTACCTATAATGAACGTGCGCTCGAGCAGTGTATTAAATTCTATCATCAATATTCACATTCTACTAAAGTGCTCACCCGTAAAATAATCAAACGTTTTAATCTAGTGTTCAAAACGGACGAACAAGGCCGTCCACTCAACCTTAAGGATAAATCTATCCAGACCAGAATGTCCAGTCTAAAGACTTTAGAGGCTCTGAATACCGGAAGGCTCCAGGATCTATCCCTTAAGAATTGTCCAATCTATCTGCTTCCGGGCATACCATTGGATTTTATAGTACAGCCTGATGATAAGGATGAAAATCTCCAAAAGCTAATATGGGAATATACACGTGTCCTTTTCTATATTACGGAATATATCATATTGCACTCCCAAGACGTCCTCCAGAAGATCGAGAATCTTCTCAGTTCGATAGCCCTCTTGGAAGATTATCTTAAAATAGAAAAAAAATTAGAGGATGATCCGTATATTAAAATGAAAATGGGCCGGGAACGTTCGGAGATCCAAAATTTTGATAAGGCTAAAAATGAACTTAAAAAAATATTCCAAAAGCAAGGACTTAATGATCAAAAGATATTAAAAATGGCAGATTCTATTACCAACCGTATTAAAGATTCCGATATTCAGAATAGCGGCAATATTGTCCAGAAAATGATCCAAATTGCCCAAGATGTAGCACACGAAATGAAGGATGAATATCAGGATGATCCAGAAAAATTGGTACAACCTTTTAATACTTTGACACAAGTTTTTATGGATACAGTGGGTAAAAATAAAAAAATTTATGACCAGCTACCTCCAGAGCTCAGGGAGCTTGTTGGTCGGATGACCTCCATCCGGAATGACGGTTCAAAGGGTACGGAGAATCAACAGGAAAAAATGCTCGAACTGGTGGACAAATTAGCGTCAACCTATCATCTGGACCGTCAAAAAATTATAGATGAAATTTCCAATGGGGAAAATGGACAGATAGATGCACATAAATTGGAACATTATTTTGAAAACATGTTCCAAAAGCAAAAATAAATTTACCCAGAATAGGTAGATGGCCGTAACAATTCTAAATAGTATAAACGAACTAGAATTAGTTGTTTCCCAAAATATGGGACTTTTGGTAATAGTTTATGGGGACAAGGAGGCTCTCTCAAGAGCCTGGAAACTGGCAGAAAGGCATACCAAAACTCACATTTACTATCTAGCATCAGGAAACTTATGGTTTGATGTTTATTATCGTTCAAAACTTATCTACTCTGGTCAGCAATTGGACCAACCTTTGGATCCTTCTATCCTGAAGAATCCTAAGGATATGATCTATTTAGCACATCAGATTTGTCATATTTACCATCGTGATTATATTATCCTACCCTCCGGACAAAAAATAGTCCATCTACCGGACGGTAGATATGGACTGTGTCATGCCATCTAAAAACAAGGTCTCCGTCTATATAATATGGAAAAGTTTTGGATATATGATCCGGCCGTCCTCTTCCAAAATGGTAATTGGAACAAAGTGATACCCCAGAAAAGTATGACCCGAGAAGAAAGATATAATACTTATACCCGTTTAATCATCTATCTCACCATTATAGGTTTCATTATCTTTACCCGTAAAGATATCATTTATCTGGGCATTATTCTACTCCTGATAATCATTGTCCTCTATCTAGGACAAAAAGACAATAATCAAAAGGATATACCTTCCATATCCGGTACGGAATCCGGTACGGACAGCCAAGATAATCAGGAACTTAAGGATCACATTAGATGGATCCATGAGATGCCCCAAAGTTGTAAGGAAAAAAAGTCAGAATGTCTCAAATATGAAGATTTACGGTTCAACCATCGTTCGCTCTAATCTTTTGGACTATAACCACGCGATTTATCTGTCTGTAGGCTAACAGATTAACGGATTTTTTTATATTTTATCAATGTCAGGAAAATAGAAATTACCAATAATGCTTACTTTATAAATATATAGGGCTGACAAAGTTAACGGCTTTCTGTAATCTATTTGTAGCCACCAGCCTATCAACAGTTAATTTTGGCCGTTTATCCATCAGCCTATTAAAGTGAACTATGATGTCAAGAGAATAGGAATTACCAATAATGCTCATTTTATAAATATAATGAGTTTTATAGTAATTGATGTTATCTTGATGTCACAATTCACCTGGTAGGGCTGACAAAGTTAACGGCTTTCTGTAATCTATTTGTAGCCATCGGCAGATCAAGAAAATAAAAATTACCAATAATGCTCATTTTTATAAATATAATGAGTTTTATAGTAATTAATATTATCTTGATGTCACAGTTCACCTGTAGGGCTGACAAAGTTAACGGCTTTCTATAATCTATTAGTAGTCGCCAGTCTATTAACTATCTAGTATAAATAATTTTTATTTGCCAATATGTAGGCCGGAAGGATCAATAATCTATTAACGGGTTAGAATAGGATTATTTTATTCTAATGAATGATGATTGCATTTGAAAATTCATTATAATGTAATCATCATTCATTTCGGTAGAATATGCTCAACATATAGCCGAAAGTATTGGTACCATCTAGGATTTTTCAGTTTAGAATCATCAAAATTAAAATCAACATGTTCTACACTGCGAAAACCTTCGGTAACATCTGGTTGTTCGTATTTTTATGGTAGGACCGGTAGACCCTGGGCAATACTTTGTTAATTTTACCATGGGAATAAAGATGTCGGGTATTATCCAAATGTTGTGCTACCTCCAGATGTATGCATATTATGGGAAAATTGGAACGAGAGGTCCAGAGGATCACCTTCCGGCGGGAGACTGTGTCCGGAAAAGGACCCTCAACTACCGCCAGACCTGTCGGTTTTAATGGATCTCCTACTTGTAAAATTTTATATCCTAATGGCAAAAGTGTTTTTCGAATAAATTCACTTTTGTCATTACAATGGCATCCCATGACCAGTACTACCTCCCGTTTGTGTGTAGGGAAAATATATTCATGGTGCATCTGCATAATATTCTGATAATTTATTCTGGAGGACATTGAAGATTTATAGGAAATTGATTCTTGTCCTAGATATTTTTCGGGCGTCCAAAAAGGTCTACATCCGAAAAATCGTTAGGTCTCCCGGCAGCATCTCCTACAAAAAAAGATTTTTAGGAATTTTTATGTATCATTAATTAATTAATGATAATTAATTAATTAATGGATGTCCGTACCTTTGTGCCAGGTCCATGCGCATCCTTTTTCAGAGTCCTAGATTAGGCTTACGATAACGATCGTACTTTTTAGCGGCATAAACTGCCAGATATCCTGGCTGATTACCCAACAATAGGTCTGCCAGATGTTCTAGTTTACATTTCCAGGTGATTAGTGAAAAATAGGATAGGCACATACCCGCCTGATTGCTTATAATGATGTATCATTATTAATTAATTAATTAATTAATAATGGATATCCTTGTTGTACCCACTGGCCGACATGTTGGGGTAAATTTGGGTCCATAAGTTTCCAATCATTCTGCGATCTTCCAGCTTTAATCAGAGTTTCGTCAAGGTCGAAAGCGGTCACTTTGATTTTTTTTTGAATATAATGGTAATTTTCGGCAGAGGGTGCCTGATATAAATTCAGGGTGGTCGGACCATTCCATAATATTAAAATTGATATTTTTTCTACATGATTCTAAATTGTATGTCGATAGTATGACATTAGATCTAGAAGCAGAACCGGAAATACATCTATCCTGTTCTAAAGGCCAGACGGAACAGGAGCTCCGTCTAGAATTGGGGGGGCGCAATATAGACCAGAGTGTAGTCAATGCTTTACGCCGGACAATCCTGCTCTACATTCCTATTTATGCTTTCCATCGTAATAACATAGTGATCGATCATGGGAAAAGCTATCATATGTACAATAGCGACCTTTTGTTCAACCAGATAGAAACATTACCCATATTTGATGTTTCTGAGGATGAACATCATATCGAAATGTCCGTCCAGTTTGAGAACAAAGGAGACGACTATCATTTTCTTTCTACCCATGATGTCCGTCTTGAGATAAATGGTCGGGAGGTTAAAAATTACCATAAAAGACCACCTATTAGCATACTGGTGCTCAAACCTGGTGAAAAAATTAGTTTTAAGGCCATCGCCAATCGTGATATTGCCAAAAACAATGCCATCTATGAGGCCACTACCAACGTCTATTTTGTCCAAAAAGACCGACATCAGTACGTGCTCATCTATGAAACATTGGGACAGCTCCACCAAAATACTATTTTTACACGTGCCTGTCAGATTCTGATAGAACGTCTTAAACAGTTTAAAAAGTCCGTTAAAGCGCAAAAAATATCCATAGAATCTGACAAACCTGTGGAAATACGTATTGTGGGGGAAGAACATACGTTGGGCAACCTTGTGACCAGTGTATTGCAAAAGTTGCCCGGTATGATCAAGGCAGGGTACACACTACCCCATCCGTTCCATGATGAGGTCCTCCTGGTCTACCAAACACGAGACCATGAGCGGGCTATCGAAATATTAATAGCGGCTGTCGATTATCTGGTCCGTATCTTCCAAATTATTCGGGAAAAATTTTTAGAGTGTTCCAAAACAGTATAATAATTATCTAGTCAATATACAATGTATATTAACCAGATAGATCTGTATATCGATCGTATGATCGATCGATTTTATTTTTATCTCAAGGAGAATAGGGTAGAAAAATACTATCAAATGATCGATTTTGTGGACCATCGTGATGAGATCAACCAACTTTTGGAAAATTTTTTTTCAAAAATACCTTTGGAAGAAATAGCCCAACTTTTCCAAAATCGGGAAAATTTATTGATCGTGGTGGACATCCTTAAAAGGTATATTCTTTATTATTTTTTCCTGATACTGGCATATTATTATACGGGCAGTCTTCAGGACTACCGGAACAATCTGATAATCTATTCCAAAATGGAGTCCGAAGAGTCCAAAAATTTGGGGGTCAAAAATTTTTTTGATGTAGCCAACAACCATCAAGTGGTCCAATATTTTAGGCTTATCAAGAGTATTATGATCGTGCTCGGGACCCCACCGGAAAGGAGGCGGCAACTGTCCCCGGAACATCAGGAGGCCCTCCAATATTTGAAGGAATTAGGAGAACAATATGTGGACCAATTTTTGCTCAAAGTGGATGATAACAAAGAAGTTGTCATCAATGAGCATAATCTGATCAAAACAATCGTTTTTGGAAGGATCTATCGCGCCCAGGATCGTATTACTATTTTTAATCTGGTCAACGAAATTGAACAGGAAAAAACAGAAAGTATCTATATCGAAATAGTGGTATCCCAGGAGGATCTGGCAACCCCAGAGGAGCTGATGGGGGCATTCTCGGTCTACCCACAGGCAGAAATCCTGACAAACGATCTTTTGGAACTTGTCGGACAATCGGAAAAAATCGTGACATCCATGGTGGACATTAATAGTTCACGAATGTTGGAATATCATTTTATCATACCTATTGTGGACGATTTTTTACGCTACCATCGTGATTCTGCCAGGCTGGACACTACCCTGGACAAACCTATTATTTTCTCCAAAGATAATGTCAAGAATGTCAAATCGGTCCTAATCTACCAACAAAAACGTAAAAAAGAGAACACTAAGGTACAACTTATCATTAACCGTATAGAGGCACTATCGGACCTCTATTCTACGCATGACCCTAAAGTAAGGACAGAAATTCTTAAACTTTTCTATGCCCCACTCGCCTATCGTAAGGCTACTGTGATTAACTATCTTGAGGAGGTTAGGGTCATGAAAAAGATCCGCGACCAGGGTCGTAAGGCACTGGAGGGTAACGAATACTATCCAGAAATTGTAGAGGCTAATTCGCACGCCTATTTTAACTTTAAGGATTTTGCCGGCTATGGGATGCACATTAATATACTTTCCGATCGTCCTATTAATCTTCTAAGGTATGCCAATATTGAATATCAAAGGGACCATCCTGAATATTTTTTGGACATGCATACAGGTGTTTCCGAAAGACCCATCGGACTGGTAGGTTTTGCCCTGGCACCCTTGGTGGACATCCCCGTCCAATGTTTGCGTAAGGAGGATATGTTGGACATCCATGGCCTCGAACTAAAATATCCTCATGGTGACACAGTACGCACCCGAAATTATTCCAATGGTTACCAAGGGTTCCTCAAGATGGTCCAACATTTTTATATTGATGTTCTGGAGGACGATAGGTATCTGGAACAATTGCGCCGGCTAAATCCCCATCTCATCAATAAAATGGTCTATTGGGTATACCAGCTCGATAGGGACGAATTCCAGGTACCTACCTATGAAAATTTGGGCTACCAAACACAGGATCTTATTAAATATTTAAACTCACATCTTTGTGAAACTATCCGATCAAAATTGCTTCGTAAATTGTACCAGATAGTTCTCGTCAGGGCCGGGGTACAGAGTATAACACAGACGGAAATACTCGACTTCATTCACCAATTCTCCCGGGACCATCGGCTATTTTTGACTCCCCGGGACCAGCTCGAGGTCTACATCAACTATTATCTGCGCAACCTTAAGCTAACCCAGGCGCCCAGTATCCCCCAAAAAAAGATATTGGAACATCCTAAAATCACACTTAATGTTGCCCCCCGGACACATGAACTGGTCATTAGCCCATATATCAGGGCACAGGAACAAGAAATACCAAGCTTAAACGGTCTCTGTCAGCATGAAATTGATTGGCAAAATTTACTAAAATATCGAAAGAATCTACAAAGGTTCAATGAACTGTTGACCAGTTTTACGGAAAAATATGTCATCGAAACCTATGATCTTTTCTTTGTATGCCGTGTTTGTGGTGAATCCTTACCCATTAAACAATATTTGTTGGACGGTAGTTTTGACCGTAGCACACAAAAATTTGTACCCGCCTATACACCCTCCGAAATACCGCTGGAAGATTTACCGGAATACCAAAAATATCGTCTCATCATAAGATTTTTGGACGCATTTGTTACCCGTATCTCGTTGGTTACCGGAACGAACATGCTTACAGGGCAGAATCCGCAAATAGTGCAACGGCGCAAACTGTTCGTTAAAAATGTGGTG